GTCTATGACTGGCAAAATTGAGGCTTTGAAGAACTGGACAACTCGTGAAAATGAGAAGGAAACGGTCCACTTCGTTCCGTACAACACTTTCTTCAGGGAGCAAGCCGATTAAAATCAATTCTTTGTCTCACTAGTTTGACCAAATATTGACATCAAGCCCTTGGGTGGTACTTTGCCTCATCCGAAGGAGAAAAGTGAAAAATGACCGTGTTTATTGTAGTCGTAAATGATGAGGTTGATAGCGTATGGGATAGTAACATACTAGCTGTAACCAGATCAGAGAAACTTAGTGGTTCCAGAGTAATTGTCAGGAGGATTAATAATGGCTAAGAAAACTGAAGAACCTAAGATTCCTACAGTATCAGAGTCTGTAAGTGTCTATTATAACACTCTTCAGACTGTTATTGAAACAGCAGACAGACTAATAGAAAAGTATCCAGAAACTCTTAAATCTTACAAAGACTTTTTTATTGATAATTATGACGAGCCTTATTCTGATAGTACATATCCACATTTAATGTATCAGCGTCCAGAAACTCCTAAAGAAACAGCTAAGAGAGAGAAAGAAGCAAAAGAATGGGCTGATAGACAAGCTGAATGGGATCGTAAGAACTACGAGAGACTTAAGAAACAGTTTGAGAAGGCTAGCAAATAATGGCTAATTTCTGGAAGTACATGCACCTAGAGCGTCTAGGAACAGACGAGACTGATGGAGTACTAGACGGAGAAGTCTATGTATTCCCCAAGATTGATGGGACTAATGCTTCTGTCTGGTATGATGGTAGAGAAATCTGTTATGGTTCAAGAAACAGAGAACTTTCACTAGAACAAGATAATGCAGGGTTTATGGCTTGGGCCAAGGAATCTCCTGAACTTACAGAGTATTTCTATAAGTATCCTGAATATAGACTCTTTGGAGAGTGGTTAGTTCCTCATAGCTTAAAGACCTACCATCCTGAAGCATGGAGAAAGTTTTATGTTTTTGATGTAGGGGCACCTGATGGTAAAGGAGATTATGAGTACATTCATTACAATGATTACTCCGATACTCTAAAGATGGCAGGTATTGAGTACGTTCCACCGTTAGCTATTATTAAAAACCCCAATGAAGAAAACATCTTCCAGATTTTAAAGAAGAACTTTTATTTGATAGAAGATGGTAAGGGTGTTGGTGAAGGTATTGTCCTAAAAAATTATGGGTTTAAAAACAAGTACGGAAGGACAACATGGGCTAAAATTGTTACTAACGAGTTCAAGGAAAAGCATCACAAGGAAATGGGTGCTCCACTTATAAACGGTACTACCTTAGACGAAGAAAGGATTATCGAAAAGTACGTTACTGAAGATTTTGTACGTAAAGAAAAAGCTAAGATTGAACTGGAACATGGTGGAGACTGGAACTCCAAAATGATCCCAGAACTCTTGGGAAGGGTATGGCATGAATTGATCAAAGAAGAAACCTGGAACTTTGTGAAAGAGTTCAAAAACCCTAAAATCAATTTCAAGTTCATGCATGGGTTGTGTATCCAGAAAACAAAAAAGGTTATCGGACTATGATTAAGATACTATCAGCAGTGTATGGAATTATTTCTGTATCACTGTATATTACAATTTTATTTGGAATGAGTCCTAATCTAGACAATCCAGTGCTGTTATTTTTTCAAGTACTGGGGCTTTTAAACATCTTTTTTGCTGCACATTTTTTGGATTTAGTTTATTCAAAGGAGCCTAATAAATGATTAAGAATTTTATGTGCTCTTATTTTCCGTGAAGAGGATTGACACCATCCCTTGTAGGGTGTATAAAGTAGAAAGAGATACAGCAAACTTTGTTTGCCCAGAAGGGTTTGCGAAGCAAATGTGGAGAGGTTAGAGTGAGGAAGGATGCTAAAAGAAGGAACATGGGTATTTGATGCAGAGTTCAATGGACTAGAGCCGACTAAAATTCATTGTCTGTCTTGTAAGAACGATGATGACATTTTCAGCACTACTGACTATGATGAAATGAGGGGGTTTCTTCTTAATGCCAAGAAATTAATAGGGCACAACATAACACGTTTCGACATCCCTTGGCTTGAGAAGCTTTTAGACATCAAGATAACAGCTAAGCTGATAGATACCCTAGCTCTTTCCTGGTATATTGAACCTAATCGTATGAAACATGGGATTGAAGCATGGGGTGAGTTCTTTAACATTCCTAAGCCTAGGGTTGTTGATTGGGAGAATGAGCCTATTGAGGTTTATATCCATAGGTGTGAGGAAGATGTCAGGATCAACTATCTAGTCTGGGCACACTGTTTTACAAAACTCCTTGAAATTTATTCGACATCAGAAGGAATTTATAAACTTCTGGATTATCTTGAATTCAAGATGTATTGTGCTAGGCTCCAAGAGGAATCTGGCTGGAAATTAGATGTAAAATACTGCGTAGAGAGTATTGACAAATTACAAAAACTGAAAGACGAGGCTACAGAACAGCTTTCTAAGCTAATGCCTCCGGTTATTAAGTACGTAGACAAAACACCTCCAGCTAAACTAAGGAAGAAATCAGGTGAATTATCTGAGCACGGACGGAAGTGGTATGATCTTCTCCACGAGAAAGGATTGCCAGAAGATACTCAACTCGTTACTGTCGAACAGGGTAGGTATGTTGGTAATCCTGCAAGCACGCAACAAGTCAAAGCGTGGTTATTCTCACTTGGGTGGGTGCCAGAAACTATCAAGTACGAGAAAGAACCTGATGGAACTACAAGAGAAATACCTCAGATTAACAAGGAAAATCAAAAAGGTGGAGGAATTTGTGACAGCATTAAGAAACTATACCCTAAAGAACCAGGATTGGAGTATCTAGATGGGTACTATCTTATTCAGCATCGGCTTGGTATTCTCAATTCTTTTCTTGTTAATGTGGATGATGGATACCTGAAGGCACAGATAGACGGATTAGCTAATACCTTACGCTTTAAACACAGGACTATTGTAAACTTACCTAGAGCAGACAGAAAGTACGGAGAAGAAGTCAGAGGTGCTTTAATATGTGAAGACGATGAATTGTTATGTGGTAGTGACATGTCAGGGCTTGAGGATAGATTAAAACAACACTTCATATATCCTTTCGACCCTGATTACGTAGAAGAAATGAATGTTCCAGACTATGATCCACATCTAGCTCTGGCTCTGTTAGGTAAAGCAGTTACTCAAAAACAAGTAGATGACTATAAATCAGGAGTTGACAAAAGCATAAAACCTATCAGAGATATTTTTAAGAGTGGGAATTATGCCTCAATGGGGCATTTAAAATTGTGTGAATTCAGGGAACATCCAGAAAGGACAATCCTGAGCCAAGCGAGGTAAAAATGATTAAGAAATCTACAGGTTGGAAGCAATCAGAAATGAAATCGACACATATTCCAGGAAAATTTAATAAAAAGCCCTGTAAATATTGTGGGAATGAGTACGAACCTGTTGCTCCTAGTCATTTATATTGTTCGGACAGATGTAAAGATCGAGGTCTTGCAGATAATTATTATCGTAATCAATACAATATCACTTTATTTGATGTTGAATTACAGTTAGAAAAGCAAGAATGGGTCTGTGCCATCTGTCAAGAAGAAGGGTTTAAAATGAATGAACATGTTCATAGCCCTTTAAATGTTGATCATTGTCATGTAAAAGGAACTTTTCGCGGACTACTTTGTCATAATTGCAATCGAGCGTTAGGTTTATTTAAAGATAATATCGACAGACTAAAACGAGCAATAAATTATCTTGAAGGTGCAACGACTATTCCGTAAGGAAGTAGGATCAAGCGATCCGAAGCGCACAACACTCACAGAGTGATGATATAGTCTGGTCTGTGCAGGAATGTACAGCAGCGAAAGCGGTTACAGATTAGCGACCTGTAGCGAACACAAACGGTCAGTACAATGCTTATCCACCTAGATTAGCAATTACATGTAACATCTCTCTTAAAGAGGCTAAGAAACTCTTCTCGTTGTATTGGGAAAAAAACAAAGCTATCAAAGAAGTAGTAGAAACACTGGAGGTTAAAGAAGTAGATGGACAACTATGGCAATATAACCCCGTATCTTGTCTTTGGTATTCTCTTAGGACTAGAAATGATCAGTTCTCGACTTTAGTACAAGGGACTGGTGCTTATTGTTTTGATACTTATCTTAGATTTGTATTAGAAGAAAGACCTCAGCTTACGGGACAATTTCATGACGAATGGATTACTGTAATCAAGAAAAATCAGAAAACAGAGATGCACGCTATTGCCCTGAGAGCTTTAAGAAAGACTAATAACTATTTGAAATTAAACAGAGAATTAGATGTAGGAGTACAGTTTGGAACCAGATACTCAGAAATTCACTAACGAACAAATAGTAAAATGTTTAGGAGAAATTACTAAAACAATTCATTATCTCGGACTTACAATAGATGCTTTAGATAAAAGAATTATTGATTTAGAGAAATTAAAGGAGAATAACAAGAATGGCTGATTATAATAATGTTGCGAAGCAACAGGAGCGCCAAGCGGCGCGAGGTAAGTGGTTAAACTTTTCAGGTAAAGGGTATTGGGTAAAGATTGGCTCAAAGACCGATGATGCATTTGATCCGCAATGGAACCTGCGGCTTGATATGAATGAAGATAGCTTAAAGAGGTTCAAGGCTTCTGGTATTCAGAAGGAATTACGTGATCCTACTACAGGTAAGATTGATCCAGATGGCACTGCTGTCCAGTTCTCACGTAGAGTTCTTAAGATTTTCAAGGGAACCCCTGTTTACTTTACTCCACCAAAGGTGTATAACAAGGATAGGAGTATAATGACAGAGTACATTGATAAGGAGACCAGTGCAGTCATCACCAGTACAGAAAAGAAAGATGGCTATGAACGTAGAGGTCCTGAACCTATTATTGGCAATGGTTCTGAAATCGAAGTCAACGTATACGTCTATCCAACTAAGAAAGGTTTTGGCTCACAGCTTGATGGAGTAAGAATTATTGATCTGATTGAATACGTGCCTCAGGCAGAGCCTGACAAAGAGCCTGAAAAGGTGGAAAATAAGGAAGAGGTAAAGGAAGAAGCACCTAAGCCAAAGAAGAAAGCACCATGGTAAAAAAATATCTAGGCGATTTTGAAAATTTTCAAGATGTATGTAATAACTTTAATGAGAAGGGTCATGAAGTAAATATCAACGAAGAAGATATTATCATAGCTTCATATGATTGTCCTCCTTACGAAGGATCAGCTTTCGTACTATTTAAAAGAGATGGTAAATATTATGAAGTGAATGGTAGTCACTGTTCTTGTTATGGTTTAGAAGGCCAATGGCAGCCAGAAGAAGTTCATCTTGATAGCCTATATCAACGAGCTAAATTTGGTTACATTTCAGGAATGGGTGAATACCAGAATAAACTAGTAGAAGTTTTAGATACCCTTTAATCCCACCTAGGCATCACTACTGGACTAGCGCAGTACCTAGGTTCTTCAAGGCAGCGATTCTGCATGGAGATTTCTGCTAGCGTACAGTCGGGACCATGTTCACGTAAGAAGCATCCTGCAGGTTGGTAAGCAGGATTAACTCTAAAGGGAAAGTTATGTCGTCTTATAGAATCGTTCCAGGAATTTATCCGTATTACAGAATAGAACGTTGTCATTTTGATGGACAATCTGAAGCATGGATTAGAATGGGAAGTCAGATACTTATTGGTGAAAAAACTTATACAAATCAGTTTACTGACGTTGATGAAGCTAAAACAATTATCAGAAAGTTGGTGAAACAAGAACAAAAACAATCTTTTTGGAATAAACAAGAACCTGTGTATATATAACAAGAGAAAGAAAAATGGCTAATTTTGACATCCTAGGACAAACTTTACTAAAAGACCTTAAGAAGAACTTTAAGCAGTTCGAGTATGCAGTCATAGCAGGAGGTATGGTCAGAGATCATGAACTAGGAGCAGATTGGAAAGATATTGACATCTTTGTACCCTATCGGGGTAATAACCTTCAGTTATCTAACCTTATAAATAAAATCCAAGAAGATGGAAAAGCATTTGGGCTAACCCTTAACGAACCTGAAGGAGAGAGAGAAAGAAATAAAGATTACAAGTTCTTTACTACTGACTGGCTGTACCATAATGCCATTTCTGTTCAGATTATGTTCATCAACGATGTAGGAGATGTAAACTTTCCTAATAGGCTACTAGAGACATTCCATTATGGTGTAGACAGAGCGTATTACGATGGAAATGGAATTCATTTCTCTGAAGAGTTCAAGAAAGATAAGAGATCACATCAGGCTTCTTTACTTAAGCTAGATCATATCTGGGACCTACCAGAAGCAATGAAGAAATTCTATAGGATCAAAGAGAAGTATCCTAAGATGATGTTCAATTGCAGTCTTATTGAAATGAAGAAAAAAGATAATAAAACTTCTTCTTCTGAAAGTATTTATACTTATGATTTAGGTAGGTTACGAGCACAAGATTTACAAATAGCTCGTGCAGCACCACCAGTACAAAATTTTGCACAATGGGTAGACGAAGCACCAGCAATACCAGATTGGGATAACCCAGCCGCTGAACAGATTCTTGGTAATGTAATCGCTGATCCAGCAAGAAGGAGATAATCATAAAAGAAATAAGTACACTAATCCGAGATGTAAAAGAAGTTCTTACTACACCTCAAGAAGTTCCTGAAGAATTGGTGAAAGAGTTCGGAGAGAAAGTCTCTGGGATTATTAAATCCAGGTTAGAAGAAAAGCCTAGAGACTTTACTCTTAGAATGAGTAATATTGGTAATCCTTGTGTACGTCAGTTGTGGTTACAAAAGCGTGATCCTGATGTACATTCCTTAGATGCTAGCACTAGGTTAAAATTCCTTTATGGGGATTTGATCGAAGAGTTACTCTTTTTCCTAGTTAAACTATCAGGACATAAAGTAGAAGGAGAACAAGACGAAGCAGAGATTGAAGGAATCAAAGGACATAGAGATAGGGTAATTGATGGACATCTAGTAGATACTAAATCTGCTAGTTCATTCTCCTTTGAAAACTTTCAGAAAGGACTAACACCAGAAACAGATAAGTTTGGGTATCTTCCTCAGCTTAATCTTTATCTAGAACATGCTCAGGATGATCCTTTAGTTACTGACAAGGACTCTGCTAGCTTTCTGGTAATGGATAAACAGCATGGTCATATCCTTCTGGATACTCACCAGAAAGACATGGATATTGATTGGAAAGATGCTGTTAGACGAAGGGTAGCAGAAGTCAACAATGATGTAATGCCACCTAGAGCATTTGAACCATTAGAAGATGGTTATACCCATAAGGATACTAAAGAGTTTAGACCTAATGGTAATCTTTACCTAGATACTCAATGCTCTTACTGTAATCAGAAACATAGATGTCATGAGAATATCAGAACCTTTATTACCAAAGGTGGTAAGCCTAAGTTCTTCACTTATATTAAAGAAGGAAAAACTCCAAGAATGCATGAAGTAGATAGGGTTGTAGATGACTGAAACAATCTACGAAGCAGCTTATAGAAAATACGAAGAGAACGAAAAGAAAAACGAATTAATTGAAAAACAAGTTAAGTTATTCTATCAAGAACCTAAAGTATTTCTTAGAGAATTGCTTTTGACTATCAAAGAGTTAGAAAAGAAGATTGAAGAGTTACAGTGGCAAGTTGGACAGATGGGAGGGCCAGACCCTTATGAATAATGAAAATTGATTCACTAGACAGACAAGAAAAAGCCAAAGAACGGGCTAGATGGTACAACATTAAAAGACTATATGGGATTTCACAAGATGAATATGAAGAACTCTTGGAGGAACAAGATGGAAAGTGTGGAATTTGTAAAAGACATCATACAGAATTTGCCAGAAGGCTCGCGGTCGATCACGACCATCACGATCAAACCATCAGAGGACTCTTATGTCAAAATTGTAATCAGCGGGTTCTCGGAAGGCATACATCCCCTGATCTCTTCAGAAACGCGGCGGATTACCTTGAAAAACCAAGAAAAGGATGGTTAGTACCTAAGCCCAAGCGAAAATCAAGAAAGCGAAAGAAGAAATGAATAAACTCATAAACTATGCATCACCAGATGACATCGAAAAAGATTTTATTAAATTAGCCGACTATTTTTACCAATTTATCGAAGGTGATGATGTTTTAGACGAAGCTTTTGCCATATTTCATAAATATGATCTAGTTGATGAAGAGGGATTTTGGAGATGAAAACCATAAAGGTTATTAAGACCTCTTTAGCTACTGGGCCTGTAGGATTAGATGTAGACAACATGGTTTATGGCCTACCACACTACGAACGAAAAGGTGTACCACTACCAGATAAGATCATAGCTAGATACAAAGAGTCATTAGAAACTCTTAAGAAAGTAGCTAAAGACTACCAGTTTGAAGGAGGATAAGATATTAGTGATGTAGTTCAAAACTGTTTACACTGCAAAAAGGAGTTTATTAGTAAACGAAAAGATACTAAATGGTGCAGTAAAGCCTGCTCTTCTGCAAATTGGAAACTTCAGCATCCTGAACATAAAGAATTAAAACGTCAGTGGGATATTGATAATGTTGAATGGAAAAAAGAGTATGAACGAGAAAAGTTAAAAATAAATTCTTCTTTAAAAGAATATAGAAAAAAGACACATAGAGAGTATTCTCTTAGGACTTATTTTGGAATCACTATAGACCAATATAATGAGTTATTAGAAAAACAAGATTACAAGTGTGCAATTTGTCTTAAACATTATGCAGATTTTGACAAGTCTTTAGCAGTCGATCATTCTCATGTTTCAGGTGAAATTAGAGGAATTTTATGCACAGAATGTAATAAAAATCTTGTCAGAAATCACGAAGATTCTTCAATCTTTATTAGAGCAGCAAATTATTTAGATAATTCTAAAACAGGGTGGATTGTACCAGAAAAATATAAAAAAGGAAAATTCATAAAAAATGAGTAAAAATTTATTAGTAATATCTGATCAACACGCTCATCCTGATTTTAATAATGATAGAGCAGATTGGTTAAGTAAGTTAATTATTGACATTCGCCCTGAAATTGTAGTTAATATCGGAGATGCAGCAGATATTGCTTCTTTAGCATCTTACGACAAAGGTAAACGATCTTTTCAGGGAAGATCGTATGCAAAAGATATTAATGCCCATCTTGATTTTCAAGAAAGAGTATGGAACCCTATAAAGAAACAAAAAAAGAAAATGCCAGATAGATATTTTTTCGTTGGGAATCATTGTCAAAGAATAGATAGAGCGCTTGATTTATCTCCTGAATTAGTGGGTACTATAGGGTATAAAGACTTACATTTAGAAGATTTTTACAATGAAGTTATTTATTATGATGGTGATACACCTGGAATGAAAGTTATTGAAGGGACGGCATTTGCACATCACTTTATTACAGGAATTATGGGGAGAGGTGTAGGAGGTGAACATCCAGCTTATACACTGTTGACTAAAAACTTTCAGTCATGTGTTCAAGGTCATACACACACCCTTGATTTCTGTGAAAGAACTAATGCAGAAGGAAAAAAGATTCAGGGTCTTGTTTGTGGAGTGTATCAAGATTACGATAGCCCTTGGGCAGGAGAGCGTAATAAAATATGGTGGAGAGGATTGACGTTATTGAAGAATATTGAAGACGGTCAATTTGATCTGGAATGTATATCATTGAAGAGACTTAGACAGGAGTATGGTTCATGAGCGAAGCTCACAAGAAACCCGGAGGGTTTTGACAATGGCTGAGATATTTGTTATCTCGGATACGCATTTCGGTCATACTAATATGCTTAATTTTCTAAGAGAAGATGGGTCTTTAGTCCGTCCAGGATTTAGAAACACTCACGAGATGGATGAAAAGATCATAGAAAACTGGAATAAAGTAGTTCGTCCACAAGATAAAATATATCATCTTGGTGATGTGTATATGGGTTCTCAACAGAATTGTAAGCATATTCTAATGAGACTTAATGGTCATAAACGACTAATACTAGGTAATCATGATAAAGGAAAAGATACTGTTCTTCAAACTTATTTTGATAAAATAGATATGTGGAGAATCTTCAAAGAGTTCAACGTAGTTCTTTCTCATATACCTCTTAGAGAAGACCAGTTAAGGAAAGTGGAGTACAATGTTCATGGGCATATACATCAAAAGAAATCTCCTAATGAAATGTTTAAATGTGTATGTGTAGAGCATGTTGATTACACTCCAGTACATATAACAGAAGCTGTTAAATTAAAGACACACTAATGTCCTCACCAGAAGAACGAGAACGCAGGGTGATGCGTCGGATTAACCATATAGCAAAAGACATGAGAACAGGAGATAACAAAGGGGCTTTCAAGCTACAGGTAGTCCCTCCTAAGACTGAAGTTTACAAACGGAAGAAGATTAAGATAAAAGATATTGAAAGGATTATTGACAGTGAAACTGATTGTATTTAATGATGACGGAGAAGAAGAGGTTGTAGACACCGACCCTATTGGTACTATTCATAATGGTATTAGGATTGTAGTTGAATCTTGGTTAGAAGATTATTCCTTAGAAGATTTTCTAGATGAACTAGACATTACACCTGCTGAAGCTATTATCACTTTGTATGATGCAGGAAAGATTGATGAAGAAGCAATAGAACGATTCCTTATGGAGGTTTAACCTTTTGGGCAATGTACAGGTAACGCCAGAAGTACCAGATAATGAGATTATCATTACTTATGACTACTTAGAGCGAATACTTACAGGTGAAGCCATTGCAGCAAGAATGATTTCCCCTATAGATTATTTAGAAATTAAAGACATAGAGATTCTAGCAGAAAATAAACTTATACGAATTGTCGTAGAAATGGAGAAGCATAGTGTCAATTAACCAAGTTAATGAAATTAATGAAGTAGAACCTAAGACACCCTTCCAGACAGCAGATGAAATCCTAGATGCACAGAAGGGTAAGTTCCCTCTTGTACTGGTGTTAGCTGTAGACTCTGGTAACAGGGTACATATCAACTCAAATGTAACCTCGTTCCAGACTGTTCAATGGCTCCTAAACAAAGCTGCTTTTGAAGTCCAGCTACATGAACGAGAAGAGTTTATCCGATCTCAGAACGCTAAAGTTCTAGAAACAGGTGGTGAAAATGAATAACGTAGTAGAAACTACTGAAGTAGACGACGAGTTTATTGACACTGACTCTCCTAATCCTAAGTGGTGGGTATGGGTTGTAGTAGCAGCACTAGTACTCTTTGCAGGTGTAGTATGGGGACCTAATCTAGCTAAGGCTGCTGATCTTACAGAACTCCCTAAGATGAATGAGCAGATGTTTCTTCCTAGTGTACAACTAGGGAATAGCTCTACAGAAGGTTTTTGTTCTGGTACATTTGTTCAGTCAGAGCGAGATCAGGTATCAGGTGAAGTAAAGACTTTTATCCTTACAGCCAAGCATTGTGTAGAAGATAGACCTGATGGGTCTGATGTATCTGTAGTCGTCCATAATTACAACGATGCTAACAGAGAGATCAACGCTGTAGATTACAAGGCAACAGTATACGGCAAGAGCTATAAGAGTGATCTGGCTCTACTAAAACTTAAGGACAAGGATAAGTTCTTTACTACGATTGCCAAGATTGCCCCTGCAGATACCAAGCTAGTATTCGGTCAGGATGTATGGGTAGTAGGCTATCCTCTGGGACTTAGCCAGACTATGACATCAGGTACTTTAGGTAGAGTAGAAGCTGTAGAAGCATTTAATTCTATCTCTAGGAGCAAGGAGTTCTACAGGTCAACACCTGATATTGCTCCAGGTAACTCTGGTGGTGCAATGTTCCAGAAGAATGCTAAGGGTGATTACGAAGTCATCGGTGTAGCTACAGGGACTATTCGAGGATTTACATATATCAACTTCTACTCTCCTGTAGAAGAGATTAATGACTACCTCAAGGTAGCACTACCTGCAGCACTAAAGAAGTAACTAACACAAAGTGTTTTGGTTAAACAGAAGGGGTCGAAAGGCCCCTTTCTCTTTTAGGAGAATAAGATGGATTTGTGTATCATAAGTGCATGTATTATGGGTGTACTGTTTCTAGCAGTAGTCTTTTATCTAAGTTTTATTTACAGTAATGATGAAGGAGAATATTGATGACACCTATGGAGATGGTAAGAGAGTTCCATGAAAAGTTTGAACATCCTATTGATGTTCCAGTTACGAAAGATTTAATTGCTTTAAGAATGTCTTTGATCGAAGAAGAAGGTCTTGAAGTATCACAAGAAATGTTAGATAAATATGACAGCCCTGTTTCACCAGAGAGTATAAATAAAAAGAAGCTAACAAAAGAATTGGCTGATCTACTTTACGTAACTTATGGTACAGCAGTAACCTTTGGCTTACCATTAGAAGAAGTGTTTGAAGAAGTCCACAGGAGTAATATGTCTAAATTGACAGTAGACGGCAAAGTTCTTCGTAGAGAAGATGGTAAAGTCCTAAAGAGTGATCAATACAAGGAGCCTGATCTTGAAAGGTTTTTTAAATGATCTGGATTTACGGAAAAGAGGATTGCATTTGGTGCGATAAAGCAGTACAATATCTAACAGACACTAATAAAGAATTCACTTATATTGATATTCATGAACCAGGTGTCTTGGATTTTCTTAAGCTGAAAGGGTTTAAGACAGTCCCTCAGATTTTCATCGGACAGAAGCATATCGGTGGGTATAACGATCTGATCTTTTATTTTGATCAGGATAAGATTCCTGTGGAGGATTTATGAGAATTCTCGTATGTGGTGGAAGGAACTTTGCTAATCCAATTCCTTATGACCACTCTCCAGAGAATAAAAAAGCTATGGATGAATACAAGTTTGTATTGAACACGCTTCATAACTTGTCAATTGAGTTCTCAAAAGAGTATAATCCAAATGATAATTGGCTCCCAACAGATATAGTTATTATTAACGGAAAGGCTAAAGGTGTTGATTCAGCTAGCAGTGATTGGGCTATAGTAAATTACGCACAACTAAAAGAGTATCCAGCAGACTGGGAAACTCACGGTAAAGCAGCAGGGTTTATCAGAAATCAACAGATGCTAGACGAAGGAAAGCCTGATCTTGTAATAGCTTTTCCTGGAGGTAGTGGAACAGCAGATATGATAAGAAGAGCTAAGAAAGCTGGTATAGAAGTAAGAGAGGTAACATATTGACGACAGATTATTATCAAGAATTTATTTACGTAAGCAGGTATTCTAGATGGATTGAAGAAGAAAAGCGGAGGGAGAATTGGGACGAAACTGTCTCTAGGTATATGGACTTTATTGCTAAGTCTATTAGAGAAAAACATGGATATGTTCTACCAAAAAAATTAGACGATGAACTGACTCAAGCTATTCTAAACCATGAGATTATGCCTTCTATGCGGACCCTTATGACAGCAGGAGTAGCAGCAGAGAGAGATAATACTTGTACTTATAACTGTTCTTATTTACCTATTGACGATCCTAAGTCATTTGATGAAGCAATGTTTATCCTGTTATGTGGAACAGGAGTAGGATTTAGTGTTGAGCGACAGTACATTCAAAAGCTACCAGAAATCCCTGAAAAGCTATTTGAGTCAGAAACGACAATCGTTGTTAAAGACTCTAAAGAAGGATGGGCAAAAGCTTTCCGACAACTCATATCACTTTTATATTCAGGTGAAATACCCAAGTGGGATGTATCTAGAATACGACCTGCCGGGGCTAGACTTAAAACCTTTGGAGGCAGGGCATCTGGACCAGGACCTCTGGAAGATTTATTCCGATTTACAATTTCTAAGTTTAAAGCTGCTAGTGGTAGAAAACTCAACTCCTTGGAATGTCATGATATTCTCTGTAAAGTTGGAGAAATTGTTGTTGTCGGGGGAGTTCGTAGAAGTGCAATGATTTCACTATCTAACCTTACGGATGACAGGATGCGTAGGGCTAAGATGGGAGAATGGTGGAAAGATAATCCACAGAGGACTCTAGCTAATAACTCAATCACTTATACAGAAAAACCAGATGTAGGAGCATATCTAAATGAGTGGGCAAGTCTCTATGAGTCTAAATCCGGTGAGCGAGGAATCTTTAATCGAGTTGCTAGCCAAAACCAAGCAGCTAAAAACGGACGTAGAAAAAGCAATATCGAGTTTGGAACTAATCCGTGTTCCGAAATCATACTTAGGCCATATCAATTCTGCAACCTTACTGAAGTTGTCGTACGAAATGGAGATGACTTCAAATCGCTTGAAAGGAAAGTCCGCCTTGCTACGATACTTGGTACTTTCCAAAGCACTCTAACTAATTTTCCTTATCTCAGAAAAATCTGGCAACAGAACACAGAAGAAGAAAGACTTCTAGGTGTTTCTCTAACAGGACAATTGGATAATCATGAATTCGCTAACAGGAAAATCAATCTCTTAAAACTCAAACAAATCGCAATTGATACCAATACTGAGTTTGCTGATATTCTCGGGATTCCTGTCAGTGCTGCTATCACTTGTGTTAAGCCCAGTGGTACAGTATCCCAACTGGTTGATGCTGCTAGTGGTTTACATGCTAGGCATTCTCCCTATTATATTCGCTCTGTACGTGCAGACAATAAGGACCCTGTAACAGAGTTTATGAAATCTGTAGGTATTCCTTGGGAACCAGAAATTAATAAACCAGATCAGACTACAGTATTCTATTTTCCTATTAAGTCTCCTGAAGGCTCAGTAATGAGAGATGACTGGAGTGCTGTAGAACAACTAGAGTACTGGAAATATATTCAAGAGGAATGGTGTGAACACAAACCAAGTATCACAGTCACAGTCAAAGAACATGAATGGCCAGAGGTCGGAGGATGGGTTTATAAGAACTTCGATATTATCTCAGGAGTCTCTTTCCTTCCACATTCTGACCACACTTATAGACAGGCTCCTTACCAAGAGTGCTCTGAAGCAGACTACCTAGAAATGAAGGAAAAGATGCCGAAAGAGATTGATTGGTCAAAACTATCAGATTACGAAAAAGAAGATAATACTACAGGTACACAATCACTAGCCTGTAGTGCTGATGGATGTGAGATTGTGGATTTAACATGAGAGAAGTAGCAATAACATCATTTGATGAACTGACTAGAGCAATAGATTTTCTGGAATCCAACCTTTATGCATTAGAGCTATTTGAACCTGATCTTAAGGGTGAGATCATTTTGATAGACGGAAGATGGAGAGTGTCAGTAATCACTAATACTGCTCAAGGAGATTTGTTTGATTAAATCAGACGGAGGTAGTACAAGTTACTACGATATTCCAGAAGGAGCTAAAGACCTTCAGGATTTGATTGAACATAAACGAATGGAATTCGGATTAGCAAATATCTTTAAAGCCTGTTACAGGTTTGGAGAAAAAGAAGGTAATGATTTAGAGTACGAAATACGTAAGATGGATTTTTTTATTCAAAGACTTAAGAAAAGATATAACGTAGCTTAATAAACGCAAAAAGCCCCTAGGAACATTTTCCTTTGGATTTAAATCCATTGGTTCTTGTTCCTAGGGGCTATTTTTTTGTCTAAATTTCTAGTATATTTATAAGTCTATTTACTCGTTTAACTGAGAAGATGAATAATCGTCCCAATCTTTTTCATTAACTACTCCGGCACGTACCAGATAGTTAAAAGCAATTCTCATTTTACGACTAGGTTCTTTAGCAGCCTGATAGTCTTTAATAGCTTTTACGAATACTTTAGGATCAGCCATAATACTATCTCTGAAGTGTGCTCTTACAGATTTAGGATCAGCTACATCTAAAAGTCTACCCATCCAGGTATTAAGAATAGTCCCTGGTCTGCTTAAAGGTCCATAGACAGTCTTAGCGAATGAACTAACATCTCTCTTAGCTCCAGCCAGAGCATCACCAATAGAACTACCTTTAGGTCTAGCTCTTGCATCTCTAGCGTTCAAAACAGCAGGGTCAATAAGCTGCTCTAAGGCACTTATTACTTCTGGCTGATCTTTGAATACTAACTTACCTACTTCTATCAGATCAGGTGCTTCTTTAACTTGAACACCAGCATCAGGTATAACCTTATCCATGAACACCTTCATGTAAGATGCTCTCCATCCAGCCTTAACCTTTTCATCACCTTTAGATTCAACAATATCAGAAAGTCTTTTGATCTTGTCTTTATTAAATTTACCAGTGAACAGGTCTCTGAAAGATGTTCCAGTATCACCCTCTTTACCTTTGATAGCTCCTTCTCGGCTAAAGAAATCATCCATGAGTTTACCATAGGTGTCTTCTTCAGCTTGGATTCTAGCAAACTTAGCGTTCTCAGCAGCTTTCTCAGCGTCTGTCATCTTAGTAATCAGTCCACCAGAATTGCCATATTCAGGAGTGGAAAGGGTTTCCTCTAAATGCGCGGCTGTCTTTGGTTTCTTTAACCCAGCTCGTACAGCATCAGCTTCAGCATCAAGTAATGCTGGTTCATCAAATCTAGTCGCTGATCTTTTTCCAATCTCCCTAATATCATTAGGAACACCTTGTTTTACTCTTTTAGCATAAACATCTGTATAGTAAGTTTCAGCCTTTTTATGCTGTTCAGCTACTTTCCGTTTACCTTGAATAGTTTTTTGAATACCAGGGTTATTAGCAAGATTAGGGTTATTCTCGTTGAATCTCCCAACCATTTCCATGTGTTCTTGTTCAGCTTTCACAATCCTGTTTTTAAAATCAATAAGAACATCAAGCTGTTCTGGTCTTTGTCCAGAAGAACTATCAGCTATTCGTTTTAACCTGTTAATTTCTTTAACTAATTTAGGACGAACATCTTTGATAATCTTCCCGTAATCATCACCAGAGAAAACCATCGCATCTCTAAGTTCTGGAGGAAGAACTTTATTATACTCACCTACAATATCATCAACAGCTTGTTGATAATTTTCTCCAAGAAAAGATTGTCCTTCAGAAATATCACTCCAATTTTCTACGTTAGTCCCACTAAGGGCGGTATTACCACCTTTTGTTTTAGCAGCAATCTCATAAGGAATTTCTTTGTTCAACTTCTCAGATGTTCCGATAGCTACTTCAGAATCAGCTATAGCACTACCCACTCTCTCCTGTCCTTCTCTCTGGATAGCTCCAGCAGTTATCTCAGGAGTATTCTGTCCTGCAGGATTAAAAGCAGCTTCAGTTTGTGCTGTAACTTTCTTTAAAGCTTCTGCAGGTCTTTCAGCAGCAGCTCTGGTCCTATCGCCAATGCCTTTATTGATAATATTCGACTGTTGATCCTCGAACTTCTGTAGAATTCTTTTAGCCATTTCGGAGTCATCTCCGGCTAAAGCGTTCCTTAAAGTTTGGAGAGTACTGAGATCAACCTTACTTTTTTCTACATTTTCAACACCAGTATCTAGGATTATCTGAGAGTTCTTTGGGTCTTCTAAATACCCTATTAACTTCTTATTAAGAAACTCTCTTTCTTCTGGTGTGTTAGCAGTAGCTACATCATAAACCTGATCCATGAAATCTCTGAAAGCAACTTTTCTGTTAACGTTTTTGCTTACAGCACCATGGAAGTTTTCAGCAAACATGTTGTAGGCTAATAGACCTAGTTTCTTACCACCAGCAGCCAGCATCTCTACAGGTAAAGCAACAGTAGCAGCATCTAATGCAATATTCAGTCTGTCTTCAATAATACTAGCAGCTTCTGATTCTGATTTACCATCTAATCCAGAAAAGAACTTACCAACTTTTCCAGGAAGATTAGAAGCTAAAGCATTTTCATTACCAGCAAACCAGTTACTGTTCTTAGTCTCAAAACCTTCTTTAGTCTCTTCAGTAGGATTACCAAAAGTAGCAGCACCTGCAGCAGAAGTAGCTATGATATGTCCTGCAGTCGTGGCGATAGCTTGAGTAGCTTTAGAAACTTTAGGCAGTTTTGTAGCAATAGATAGTGCTTTAGCACCACCACCTAAAGCTTTGGCACCAGTCTTGAATAAAGCACCTTCAACACCACCAGCAGTCATTACCTGACCTACAAGCGATCCAGCTTTTTGGCCTAATTTCTCTGGTTCATAAGCAGGAAGAACTTCATTCAATTTACCAGTAGTACCTTCAGGTAACATACCAGTTTTCTCAGCTACAGCACTTCCAAGTTCTGCAGTACTTCTAGCACCCTCGTATACACCTCCAAATACACCACTAGAGTTATCTTCTAAAGGTAAAGGAATTGGTTGACCTTTATAAGTTCCACCAGAAAACTCTGTACCTTTTTGAGTCTTAGGGTGGTTCATGTAAGCTTCGTAAAGAGCGTTACGATCTTCAGGAGATAAATCTTTATACATCTCTTTAGAAGGAACTGGAAGGTCCATGATCTGTTCTTGACCTTTAGGACCATCCATTGTAACTACTTCACGTTTATTATATGTATCAGGAAGAAGTTTACTTACACCTTTAGCTAACCAATCCATACCCGGAAGAACAGATTTAGTCTCCTTTTTAGTAGGAACAGTTCTAAACTGAGGTTTAGCTGGAGTATCCTCCATATCGTCTAAATATGGATTAGATTTAGTAGCAGATTTCATTGGAATTTCTATTACTTCATCGTCATCATCCATAGTTTCTAGATAAGGATTTGCCATTACTGTTCTCCGTTTAGAATTCTATCAGCTAGCCCCGGTTGTCCATACGCTTCATCAAACATGGCTTTTTCTTCATCTGTTGGATTAGCTTTTAGTCGTTCTAAGTGTTTTTGTTTAACTTTTACTGCATTAGGATTAGAGTTGACTGCAGCCTTACCAGTACCTTCTATAGGTCCTCTATTAGAGTATTTAAGAAGTGTTTCAAGACCACCTCGAACTAATGGGTCTTTAGAATTTCCTAGTTCTGTTCTTACATCTGCAGGAACAACACCAGCTCCAGGCATCCATCCTGTAGCACCAGCAAAAGCCTTAGCCTTACCGTTCCATTCGTTGATAAGTTGACCTTGCTGTTCTAGTTCAGAAATTCTTCCAACAATCTGATTAGCCATAGTCTGGCGGAATGTATCAGGATCACCAGAAGAGTCTAACATGGACATAAAGCGATCAATATCTTTGTTAGAACTTCCTGTACCTGTTTGGCCTTCAAGACGAGCTAGACTATAAGCCATTTGAACCTGTAGAGCATCAAACAACTTGGTTTTAAGAGCTAAATTAGTAACATCTTTTCCAAGCATCTCTTGGTACATCTGTACATTTTCATCAACAGCTTTTTTAGTTCCATCAGTGAAATTACCATCAGCATCTAAAGTCTGTTGAATAGCTTCTAGTTCTGTACTAGCCCTTTGAGCCAGTTTAGCACCACCAGAGACTAAAGAAGAAAGAACTCTTGGATCAGATTGGACTATATCATCTGCAAGTTTAAAGTTTCTAGTAAGACTACCGACATCAGCTACAGCTTCAATGTACTTAGGAATTTCTGTCTGACCGGTACCTAGATTAAACAGTTCTTTCTGTTCAAGTTCTGAAAGAGGTCTTGCATTAGGAACAGGTTGACCATTCATGTCTACATAACCATCAGGAGTTTGAGTAGCTAATTGAACAGTACCAATCTTGGTCTTTGGATCAATAGAAACTACAGTATTACTGAAATTACCTTGTTCTTGAGCATTCTCCCAAGCTACTGCACCCTTAAGAGCATTATCTCTTAATTGAGCTGTTTCAAGTGCTTTCTTATTCACTTCTGAAGGATCGGTGTTGTATGCTTGAGTAGCTTTAGCCAAGGATACAGCAGATTCTTTTACAGTGCTAATTGGATCAGGTTGCTCTTCTGGAGCTGCAGGAGTAAACTGAACACCAGATTCATCCATAGGATCATAGTTAGGCTTCATGCCTGCAATCTGCTCAGGAGACATACCTGTGGCTTCTGTAAGCCTCTGGTCTACATCCCTGTTAATCCTTTCAGTCCTGTTGAACATACCAGGAAGTTTAAACTTGGTAGCAGGGTTCTTAGGATCAGTATGTAGTAAACCAGTATTCCTAGGCTCAGGAGTAGAAGCTGCAGGAGCATCTTGAGCAGCAGGTGGAGCCATACCTGAAGATTGCATCTGCTGGTCTACAGGAGATTTCTCATTTACGGTAATCTTACCAGTCATAAGATTCTTTTGAATAGCCTCTGGACTCATACCAGAATCAATCCAGTTGAATACTGTAGGAAGTGCACTTGGATTAGTACCAGTACTCTGAAGCAAAGCCTTAGCTAATTTAGTATTCTTAGCTACTTCTCGTTCTCTAGCTTCAAACTTCTCTTTCTGATCAAGAGTCTCAGCAAATCTCATTTTAAAGAGATCGTCTTTTTTGTTATTCTCCGCTTCTCTACGGAGTTCCATGCTTCGATTAAAAGCTGGACCAAACCCTGCCATGAATCCCATTAGACTTCTGCCTCTTCTTCTTGTGACTCTTGTTCTTGAGGTTGAGCCATACCAGCAAAACCAGTAGAAGGTTGAGTAGGCTGACCAGATTCAATCCTAGCTGCATTTTCTTGAATCTTGACTACATCAATCTTGTCAATCACTGCTTGTGCTTTTTCTTCATCAATCTTCTTGAATTCACCTTCAGCCTTGAAGTAAGATTTAGTCTTGTACTTAGGCTTCTTATCAAGCCCTAGTTCTACATCAATTCCGTAACCTTTGGCTAACAGATACATGATATGAGCAATAGGACCAGCAACCAACACAGCAGTATCAATATTAAACTTACCTTTGCTGATTGCTCTGATAGTGAATAGATCAGCAGCTTCTACTACAGTCAACCCCATTTGAAATGCTGTCAGCAGACTAGGAAAAGACTGTTCATCAGTAATCTTTTTGAAAGACCACTCAATAGCTTCATCCATATCTGTTAATTCTGGAGGACGGTGCCAAGGATAGTTCTTGGTATCAGAGGTATAATTAGCACCTGGAATTGGTCCTTCAAAGAATGCGCTCTTATCGAATGCCATTATTTTTCCTCTTTATCTTTCTTATACGCTGGCTCAATACTATACTCTTCACCAACAGCATCAAAATACTTTTTGGTATATTTAGGACGCTTTGATGTTGTAGCCTTGAGTTCTGTAGGAGTTAACCCTTCAAAGTAAGCTTTGATTGCTTTTCGTATAAACTCTTCTCTTTTCATTGTCTATCCTTTAGAAATCGATCTGATCCAGACCCCACTGAAGAACTGCATTAAACAACTGCCCTTCACCTTCAGCATCTGCTGCATCTTCTGCTGCTCGTGCTCTTAAGCGTTCTATTGTTAGTTTGTTTTCTCTGTCAAGATTGTTTTCAGTACTAGTAAACAGATAATCCAGAAGGGAGTCATAAGTATCCCACTGGTTGTTCATTTCTTCTCTAGAAATATCTACTAGGTTTTGAACGTCTCTGGAAGCAGCTTCAAACTGCATCTGTGTTTCAGCAAGGGTGATTGACTGTCTCCAGCGAGCATTAGCTGTATCAATCTCAAACTGCATAGTCTTTTGGAACTGTTCTCTGGCAGACTGGAGTTCAGAGTTGAACATAGCAACCTTGTTCGTTTCCCCTGTGTTGAATGCAGCCATCTCATTCTGCTGACCAACGTTAAACTGTGTCATACCATTAAGTTGTGCAGTATTTGCTATGTTGATACTGGCATTAAGCTGATCGTAGAATTGATTCTGCTTGTTGATACTATCAGCAGTGAACATCCTCTGAGTATTAACAGCTTTAGCATCTTCTAGGATACTCTGTACAATAGCCTGAGAATTAATGACTCTAGCCTGTTGTTCATTGTTCAGGTTAGCCATATCCATCTGCATAAAATGCTGTGCATTAGTAACAGCAGCAGCCATTCTATTGTCAAGATTAGCTAATTCAAACTTAGCAAGGATGTTAGCCTTATTGATAATGGACTGTTGTTTATTGCTTAGGTTCTGTAAAGTAAGAGTCTGAAAGAATTGAGCATCTTGCTGTGCTACAGGAATACTAGCTTCCATGATAGCATTAGCCATAGCTGCAGTAGCAGCAGTACCTGTCATTCCTTTGAATGCAGCGATACGGGCTACGTTTCTAGCAGCACCAGCAGCCCACATTGGAATCTTAGGATTACCATCAGCATCAACGAATTCAGACTGCAGAATCTCTAACTGACCCTTAAGAGTAGCTTCTTTCTCTACATCTTTAATCTCTAAGTGAGCATAGTCATTTAATCCAAGATCAGAAGTAGCTTTAGCAAGATCAATTTGAGGAATTTCATTAGCATCAATAAGAGCATTTTGAGATACTGTACCTTTAGCACCAGACATCATACCTTTTTTGGTAACATCGTCAATAGTAGTCTTGGCGGTATAAGATGCAGTCCCTGCTTTAGTAACATTAGCAGATTGTGCTGCTGTACCAGTCTGAGTATTAGCAGTAGTCGCAGTAGCACTCTGTCCTGTAGGGTTCATCTGATACCTAGGATCAGTAGGATTCAGATTAGTTCCTGTGGTATTAGGATCAATAGTAGGTACATGATCAGCATTACTCATACTCTCATTTTGTGGAGTATTAGGATCATCCTGACGGATAAGTATACTAGGATCAAGTGCTGCTTGACCACCTAGATCAGCAACGTTAATCTGATTACTACCAGGAACAGGAGTACCTGATACTACCTGTGGGGGAGCATTAGGATCAACTGGCGGAGCTGCAGGAGTTTCTGGTGTAGTAGGTGTTTCAGGGGTTGTAGGAGTACTTCCACCAGCAGGAGTACCTCCAGGTAAAGGAGGCAACCCCTGACGTGCCCTCATTTGATTCTGTCTGTCAATATCTGCTTGTGTAGCCATTAGTGCGTTCCGTTAAACAGGGATTTAATCTGATCACCTATATATAAAAAAGTAAGAATTCCACCACCAACTATCCAGACCCAATGGTTTTTAATCCAACCATCAAACCAACCAGCAGCTTGTTCACGGGCTATAATCTTCCTGACAATATCAAACTCTTTACGAGAGAGTTTTACAGTAATAATTTCGTCTTGTTCGTAATCTTTAGGTGCTTCTACCATGCTATTACCTTCCTGTTAGAGCCTTAAATCCAATGACACCTGATCCAACGTAGAAAATCCATTTGATCATGTCTCCGGCCCATTGTCTCATTTCAGGAGTAGGGAGATTAGCAACGTCTGATTGAAAACTGAAGATTGAGTCGAGGATTACAGCAGTCCACCACATTCCTAAAGGAATAGTAAAAAGCCCGACTAGAACCCAAAAGAATGGAAACCCCATTTTAGTTTTCTGAAGATCAGCCATTATCTTGCCGTCTTCTACGATTTGTTTAAGGTACTCTGCTGTTAGTTCTGAACGAAGTTTTTCTTTATCCACTTCTAGTTCAGCTTTACGTTTGTATACATCAGCTAGTTTATCAATAAAGTTACCAAGTCCAGCATTTACCAGAAGTGTAAGAAAACCTAACATGTTAGTCCTCTTTCTGTGACTTGATAAACATATACACACCCACACCTACAGCTACCAGAAGCACACCAGCTAATGCCCATGCGATTGGACCAGTAGCCTGAGTAAGCCCCAGAGAAGTAAGAATAGAAGTTCCTATAGCAATGTTCTCTTTGGTAACTACAGGTTTCTTAGCAGGTTTAGCAGGTTGGGTATTGGTACTCACATAAGAACCTTTAGCCCATAAACCAGCTTCTGCAGCTCGTCTATTTACTAGTCCTTCGATTTTCTTACCATTGTCATTCACCCACTTCATCAATTCTTTAGGAACTGAGTTATAATCTTTGGCGTTAAGCTTCTTGAGAAGTGTTGACTTAGCAAAAGCACCTTCACCTACGTTGTAGACAAATGATACCAGAGTAGCAAACTGATTATCATTCAGAGGGACTTTAACCAGTCGTTCTACAGCAGCTTCTACAGAATCAATATCTTTCCTTAAGATTCTCTCAGCTTCATCTTCTGTAATCCTCATTCCGTAAGATACAGTAGGAGCACCAACAGCAGAAGTATGACCATAACCTATAGTCCATACTCCACCGCCATCTTTATAGGCTTTTTCTCTAAAACCTTCCCACTGCTTAATAAGTTTAAGCCCTTCGGCATTCACATTTCTAGCCATAAGAATCTCCTAAAATGATGCAGCTACTAATGCTCGTCCATCTTGATTTCCAATACTAAGACTGACAGTCACAGGAGAACCAGAGGTTGTTGTATCTGCTCCTGTTACAGTATGAGTTGCAGTAGAAAGACCTGTAGCAACAGTCTTTTCTTCATCAAATCTTTCAGTAACATTAGTCCAACTTGCAGGGCCAATAAAAGTGTCTTCAGCTTCACCAACAGCAATGATAAAACCATCCGCTAAAGTGTTAAGACTAAAAGACATACTTCCTGATATGTCAGTGTTACTAGCATAAGGTGCAAATCCTACCAGTCCGTTAACTTCCCAAACTGAAATATAACAAGCATCTACATCAGAGTTAAAATTGATTACAACTGTTCCTGTTGTTCCAAGTGGACAATAAGCTACTAAAATCCCTACAATAGCATTAGATTGACTGTTTAATACTTGAACTACTGGGGCTGCTTTGTATCCATTTACTGTACAGGTATTAAGAATAGTAGTAGCTGAATAACCAGTAGCTGTCATCAGCCCATGAACACCAACAATAATCCATCTATCTGATGCAGCAGTTCCTAATGAAGTACCAAAAAAGGAAAAGGAACTATCCCCACCCACAGGTTCGTCGTAATCTGTTCCAATAAAAGAAGCTGTTCTTGTTCCAAATCCTGTTCCAAAAGTGTTGACAAAATTACCAACAGGAATTGTACCCGGAATCATTATGTTCCCCTTCTAGTGACAGAAGTAATAACAATAGTTGTGCTAGAGCGAACTATATAAAAAATCTCAAGAGTTTCAAAAGTAGTAATGTTGTAAGGAGCAGCTTCTAGACCAATTACTGGTTTCCAATTAGCCCCAAGATCAAGTGTTCTAGTAGAATTTGAAGCAGTTACTGAGATACAACCACACTGTCCATCTTTAGTATTACTTGGATTTCCAAGAGTTCTGTTACCATTTAGAGCTAGGCTAAAGTTCCATCCTGTGCTCATATCAACAGCAACAGTGGCACCATCACTTAGAGCTACCCATCCAGCACCAGCCCATACTTGATCAGTCGTTAAGATATAATCAGCAGTATTTGCTCTGTACTGAGCTGTAGTAGCTTCTTTTGCTGTTAAGTTAGAAGGAGTGATTGCTCTTACAGTATCTGTTCCTGTTTTGGTTTCAGCATCAGTTGCTAACTCTACAACACCAGTAACTGAAGTTGTAGCATCTTGTTTTAAGTTAGCAAAAGACAAAGCATAAGTAGCCCCACCACCTCCACCATTACTAGCACCTAGAACACCAGTAACACCGATGCTAACACCTGATAGATTAATCAGAGGTCCATCACCTACGCCACCAGTATGTAGATGGCCTGTAGTTCCATTAAAAGCTGTTTCTAGTCTATTAAATTCTGCATTCAGTGGAGGTGCTACAATATCTTCTCCATTGATGATACTAGCAGAAGATTGTCTTACATAACCTGTCATTGTTTAAACCCCTAGTTACGACCTTTGATTGAGAATTCAGGGACAAATCCTTGAATAGTATAAGGGGAATATACCCCATCACTGACATATGAAATTTGGATACTATATCCAGAACCTTCTATGTTTTGTGTAAACCTAAGAACTGAGTCTCCGCCATATACAGAGCCATCATTATATTGAAAATCATTCCCATACTTAGGCGCATCAGAAAGTACAATATCAGTGTAGTCCCTAGGGTTTAGAACATATTGACTACCCCAGTCATATCTAACTGCCATATCTAGAGTAGCAGAACCTTCTGGTTTAATGAAAGTGTTCCATTTCCTGAAGGTCTTACGAATCTCTGTGTCTCCGAAGTCCAGATAAGGAGTAGTATAGACAGCAACGATGTTTGATCCATCGAAAGAGTTTGTACTTTCTTGTACATAAACTAGTCCGTTGTAATCTCCATGTAGAATAACTTCTTGCCCAGAGACAACACCACTCCATGCACAATTAGCTCTTATCCCCATAAGTTCAAAGAATTCCCAGATGGGACCATCACCACCATTCAATCTTAGGCATCCAATGATACCATAAGAGTCAGAAATTTCATCACTTGCATCGGAAATAAACAATCTGAATTGTGTTTTTGACTGAATGTTCAGAGCTACAATTTCATCCATATTATACGTATCAACAACGTTATTGATAACAGTCTGAATAGCTTCTGAAAGAAGTGTCAGTTCAATGTCATCATTACGTAGAGTACCAGCAATAGGGTGTATGCCATCAGGGGCCATGAATAGTAGATTACCGCCCACTTCAATAATACTGTCTCTAGAAATACATCCAAGACTGCTTGTGACCGGATTAAATAAGAATCCTGCATCCCCTGCATTATCAATATAACCTTCGATCTCACCAATCTTGCCACTCCCCCAAACGAATAATCTCTCACGGAATGGCTTGATGTTTACAACTTCTTCTTCAAATATCTGTTGACCACCACCTGCAGCTACTGTCCAAGTAAATGGATCGGTAGGAGCAGAGTAAGAAATAATAGCCCCTTTGGCTAAAAAGATTGATTGTTTAAATACGGATACTACTACTGGACTATTGATTACTTGGTTTCCACCTGGGCTACCAGTACCACCAGCATTAGCAGAACTTAATTGATACCAACTAGTACCATCATAGATTACAGCTTTATTTACTCCATCTACGAATACCATATGGTTTCCGATACCGAAGTTAAAACTTAATCCTCGGACTCTGTAGATAGCTGTGGAGTACGTCTGGGTAAAACCGGGAGAAAAAGCTGACCAACCAGTACTAGCATTATAAAGATAAAATTTATAAGTGTTGCCTGATGTCTGTTTCCTAGCTGCTATGTACTCATATGCTGATGTAGCATTATTATAAAATACCCAGATACCAAGTACTTTACCTTCTGCAGGATCAGTTATTGAAGTCACTTCTGCAAATGTAGCATGTAGTTTTGAGTATCCACTAATCCTACGATATCCACCAGCTTGGTTAGTCTCATAGTTCAAAAGACTTGAACCAGAACCAGGACTTACAGCAGACAGCAGGAAAGAGTTTTCGTTTCTGTTTAATCCACCTTGACAAAGGACTCTAGTTGCTGTAATCTTATCAGGCATTACTTAAATCCTTATGCATATGCAGGGTCCTTGAAGTTAGGTGATCTGTTCCAACCACCACCAAAGTTTACTCTAGTATCACCCATATACAGATAATTGTTAATCAGAATACTACGCATCTTAGCCAGAGAGGTAAGGAACTTCTTGTTAGTTACAGCCCCTCGTTCATCATTGTCATCATACATGTACATATAGTACATCCCACCTTGGACAATCACATGATCCCATTCTGTAGGAATACGACAGGTATCTGAATACAAACTCATTTCAGTTGGAAACAGATAGTACCTGAACTTAAGGGTGTACTCTTGATCAGGAGAAGGACTTACACCGAATCCTCGACCATGTGCCTCAAAGACATACTTAGGTAATCCTTTACCATCTGTCTCTGAATCCTGATCTTCATCCCTCATGTACTTATACCAATCATCTTTGGTAACAGCTCTTAGAGTACTGTTGTTAATATTCAGAGTATCATCTTTCTGAATCTGAAAAGAGTTCCAGTCTGCTACTTTAAAATTCTCAGGCCAAGGATATTCTTCTTGACCGACTGTCATAGTAGTAGTATGTTCTGCAGCATTGAAAGGCCAATGATGTTGCTGAGAGTTAATATCAGAAACAGCATAACGAATAGCATCTTTAGCTGCTGCTGGTTTACCTCTTACTTCTGGAAACTGATCTTGAGTAATCTCAACTTCGTTCAGCATTCTTAGGAGTTTATTTGTTAGTTCTAGGAAAGAAGTACTAGCCATCTCTTTTACCCATCATTGATTGTTGTTTCATAAATAGAGGTTGATCCACCTGAAGAGGTATCAAACAAAGAAGGTCCATCAGTTGTAGTCACCTCATAGATAGTACTGTCTTCTATGCGTACGGTAATATAACTTGGGGATCGCCTTACCCTTAACCTTTCGATTAAAAGGATAGGAAGAGCGCCTATAGGCAATTCCCCAAAGACGCTCATTCCAAACATCTTCTTAGACTACGCTAGCAGTACGAGTCTTGATAGTCTGTACGGCTGATAGAAGGTCTTTCAAGAGTGTTGAAAGTACACGACCATAGCAGTAATTTACAATCTTCTGGTAAATAGCAAGCATTGCCTTAGCATTAGCTACAGCAGCAACATCTGTCTCTACACCAGTCTGTGCTAGTTTTACTAGATCAGTGATATAACCCTGGAAAGTAGCAGTGTACTTTGATTTATTAGGTAGAACTTTCTTAGACATTTCATTTAGGAAATATGCATGAAAGTTATTCATAGTGTCAGACTTGATTGTCATTTTTGACTCCTTAAAGAAAAGTGAAATAACAAGAAACTATAGTATTTTTATCTGCTTCATCATCCATATCAATACTTGTATTAGCAGAATCAGAATTATAAATTTTGTATTTCATGTATAGTGTTGTAGAAGGATTAATTTCTCCATCTTCCGCAGGAGAAAATGTTCTTGGAGAAATGGTTGAAGTTGATGCGTATAACCCTAAAAGAAGAATTGGTGGAGCAACTGTACTTATATTCTGAGACTGAGATACAGGATTTCCATTAGTAATTTCTGTAGTCAACCCATTGACAGTAACAGAAGCAATAGGTCTACTAAGTCTAAATACCCCCATAGCTTTTTCTTCAAAAACGTTGCCGTCTAAGCCTGTTACTGAAGAGCTGGCATCAGAAGAAGTAGCTATTTTATAAGATGCTGTTCTTCTGACATCAGTTAAGGACTGTGTTGTAATAGAAGTAAAGTTTGTAGGAACAACGTTAGTAGGAATAGCAGCAAAACTACCAGCAGCATCCCAAAGAACAATTAGATCGCCTGCTAATGTGCTAGCAGGAACAGTTACAGTAGGTCCTGTAGATGTAGCTGAGGCAACAAAAGACAGTCTAGGAGTTATAGATTGGAACTGCTGTTTTACTAAAAAAAGCATGATCAAAAACCTTCATGTATCAGTCCCAACCCTCTAGTGGATCAAATGCTGAAATTTCTTTTGTACTTTCTAGGGCTAGAAGTTTTGTTTCAAGTTCATCTGATTTATATCGAATATTTTTTATATACTCCCACTTTTGAAGAAGATCAGAAACTTTTAATGCTTGTTCTTTAGGCCACTTAGTAACATCAGGTCCATACAAAAAGATGTTTTCTAGGCCACTGGCCATAGCATTAATCTGCTGATGGTCTAAGAGGATTTCATAGATACGTCTACGAGCTTCATCCTTGATTTCTTGAATCTTTTTAGATACTAAACTATCAATATCTTCTTTAGGTTTTTCTAGGACTGAATAGTTTACTACAACAATTTCATCCTGTATGTCATAATTCTTTTCTAGATACTGAATGTTAGGATCATATTCTGGAGGATTATCCTCCACTTTAAGCATCCTAGGTTTTCCTTCTGCTAATGTTTTTTGATCTACGTTAGGAGAATAGTTTCTAAACTCAAGAATTTCTTTATCAGGAGAGACTAAAGCATATTTATCCATTATTCACCTTAAGCGTCTGTTGAAGCATTAGTAGTAATATACATTTCAATTCCGAGAAGTCTGGCATCTACAGCCAACGTATCAGAACCGTTAGATACAGCTCTTGTAACTTTAAAAAATATAATGTCTCCTTCTGCGGGGGTAGAACCAATAGTAATAGCGGAAGAAGTAAAAGTAACATGCATATCATTCGCAGACAAAAGAGTATCAGTAACCGTCTGAGCAGTACCATAAGCATTGTCCATAGCATCGTCATTACTTCGGGCCATTGCTGCTAGTGACCAAGCAACACCACCAGAACCAGAAGCAGCAGTCCAGTAAGCACGAAAAGTTACTGTACCTTCATCCCACTGTTTAGGAAATGCTACAAAGAAACAGACGTTTTCTGCTGTAGTTGTATCAAAATCATAACCATTGATCATGACATCGTTTGTTGCTAGTTCTGTAACAAAAGCAGCAGCACCGTTAGTTGTTGTAGCTATCATAGCACTTGCAGGAACCCAAATAGCCTGAGTACCGATTGGAGATTTAGAGTCTACGTAAGCTTTTACTGACTGTTGGGTAGGAACCTTTGTATCAAGGTTTGAAGACATAGTATCTTCATCAATAACCCAACCAAACCCAGAAGTGCTAGTAGCAGCCAGGGTGACAAATGCAGTACTGTTCAGACCATCTAGAAGATCAGCGTCTAGCCCAGAAGCAGCACCATCATTACCAGCGTGCCATACAGTATTACCATTAATCTGCCATACGTTTGAAGAGTTCTGAATAAGATCGTTTGTACCACTTCGAGTTAATGTCAAAGCGTCAGTAGAACTATTCCAATAGATTAAACTCTTTGAGACATCAGAAGCATTTCTGATTGTAATACCTGGGTTTGTGTCTCCGTCAATGTAGACTAAACCACCATTTACTTCAATTGTACTTGTAGCAGTTATAGCACCAGTGAAAGCACTAGTACTAGAAACAGAGAAAGTACCTGTTACTGATGTAAGACCAGCAGAAGAGATTCTAAGTCTTTCAGAACCACCAGTACTAAAAGCTATAGTATCGGCGGCAGGAAACCACATACCAGTATTCAAATCACCTGTAGCAGTAAGACTTGGAGTACCTACAGCACCAGCAGCAAAATCTACAATTCCTCCAAAAGTACCAGTACTTGATACAGACAATGCTCCGGTAATAGTATGACCAGTGGAATTGATCTGTAATCTGCGAGTACCATCAGTAGTAACTGAAACTTCATTATCATCAGAAAAATAGATACCAGTATCAGTATCTCCGATATTAGCAATACTCGGAAGTGCAGCAGTACCATCAGCAAATAGTGTTGGGACAGTAAAACTAGTAGTCCCATCGAACTGAACTGTAGAGTTGAACTCTGCCGTATCATTAAATGTGGCAGTACTATTAAATACTACAGGACCAGTGAATGTAGGTGAAAGAAAATCATTAACTAAGAAAGTTATACCAACTACTGGAACTGTACTAAAGTTTACCAGAACATTTGAGTTAGATGATTTAGTAGGAGTTCTGGTGAAGGATGTAGTACCAGAAGAGTAAGTTCCTTCGCCTATTTCCCATTCTAAACCATCAAGAGTCTCAGCTACATAGGAATAAATATAAGTGTCTAAGACTCCAGCATCACTAGGAATAAGATAACCTTGGACTGCTGACTCTGGTACAAAATCTCCAGTACCTGTGCTTGTAGCATAAAACTTACAGCGATTTACGAAGTGTGTAGCAGCCATTAAAGATTTCTCCTAGATAATAAGAATGTTTTAAGAGCTGTCCTCTGTTCTGTAGTCAGCGCTGAAGTTACTACGATGTCTCGAATTTTACCATTCCAGAAGTTGCCAGCAGTGTTAGAGTTGTTTGAACCAATTCTAGTTCTTGTAGTACCAGTAGCAGGAATAGTACTTGTATCGGTATTAGCAGAAGAATCAATAAACGTCGAAGTTGTAGTTCCAGTGATAATTGCACCAATTAAATGTCTAGTAGAAAAATCAATAGTAGCTACAGTGGTCACAATACCAGAGGCACCATCACCAATCTCAGATGCACCTCTGTTTACTCCTGTTGCAACTCTGCGAACTAGAGCACGTCTACTAGCACCTGCAGTACCACCATAAGAGAATACATGTCGAGTACTAGTGTCTGCAGCTAA